TTGGCTAGGAATTTTATTCACAATGCTCACGTTTAACATTTTATTCTTATCTTTACCGATAATGTATAAACTAATACATAAGATTTTATGACAGAATCACCAGACAAACAACCACAGAATCCAATCGTTGGAATCATTACATTGATCCTTTCAATTGGTTTGATTTATTACTGCATTAAATTATTCATGGCTTAGGTATGAACTTCATAGCAGAGACAAACAAGTACGCCAGACTGATCGAGGCGTGGAAAAATGGACACGGGTTTTCAGATCGTGAAGCCTTACAAGACATTGCTAACCTTTGGGATGAGTTTAAAGCATTGCCAGAACGCAGGTCAGTTATTTATCCAGGCAGCAACACGATTGCACCTAAAACAGATTTAAGCTGTGCTAGTTGTGTCTTTGATTTGTTAACATACGTTTATAATTGGCGACGTGCTTTAGTTCACGAAGTACCGCAGGATATTCCAGACGTAAGACAGGCAACTATTGAAACGGTAGACTTCAAAGGAGTAGATTCACCAGAGGTTAAGGAGTTGAAGCAAGAAATAATTGAATCGTTAAAGTCTTATGATAAACCGCAAACTTTACCAAAGGTGCAGCTTGGTGTAAATGATGACCTGACAAAGATATGGGGTGATGGTTCAGGGATTGAAGATGGTAAAATAGATTTTTACGGCTCAATGAAGATGCACGAACTAAGAAGACTTGCAAAGGATCATAAGATACAATACAGCAACAAGACTAAAGCAAGTGAGTTGGTTGAATTGATTAAACAAAAGGTTGGTGAAAAAGGATAGATTCACAAGAGAGCAACGAAGACACGGTAAATTCGTCTTACAATCCGGTGAGGGCTTCATTGCCTTTGCAAAGGATGGAGTAAGTTACGGGTTAAGAGAGTTCAAGTTTGCAAACGTATTTGATTACAAGAAAGCAGACCTACTCAAAAGAGTAATTGAAAAGCCAGACCTAGACATTATGGTAAAGTTATTGGTTAAAGACGTAAACGGTAAAGTAAAAGCAGTATGATAGTATTGGATAATCCAGATATAAAGAATTGTGAGTTTGGTATTTGCTCTGTATTAGAATCAAATGGTAAAACTCATAAAATGAGGGTTTATAAAACAATCGATAAGTATATCGTATTATTTGGCTTTGGCAAAACAAAAGACAAAATGGCTTGTAATGTTTCTAAAATGAGACAATATTTAAGAGAAAGCGAGAACTATGAACCCTTGTATTCATTTAACTATTTAAACTAATGGCACAGGAAGGTAGAGACGAGAAAGGAAAGTTTACCAAAGGAAACCTATTCTGTTTAGGTGGGTACAATGGTGGACGTCCTAGAGAGTACTCCGATCCTGAAGTGATGTATCAAAAGATTGCAGAGTACCTAGACTGGGAGGATTCACAAAAGGATAAGGAAGGCAAAGGTATTTATACTCTGAGTGGTTGTGCCTTATTCTTAGGCTTTGCAACAAGGGATTCAATGTACGATTATGAAAAGAGAGAGGCGGGGTTTTCCTACGTTTTATCGAAATTCAGAACCTTTATGACCCATTGGAACGAACAAAAGCTGTATTGGGGCGGTACTTACATGGGTAGTCAGTTCTGGCTAAGGAATCATGGCGGCTACTCTGAGGACGTTAATCAGAATTTAAAGCATACAATCACAGAGGTGAAGCCAGAGGTAATAAGTGGAACGCCTAAAATTGAAACGGAATAGATGCCAAATAACCGAAAGATTAAAAAGAAGCGCGGGGGCGAAAAGCCTATTTGGATGCCTTCATTCATTCAAGACATGCATAACAGCCCTATAACCACAGAAAAGATTATTCAAGTTCTTACTGAAATGTATGAGCTAGGTAGATCAAAATAAAACTTGTCTCCACACGGTGAGCAGGTGAGACTAAAATGTTTAGAACCAACGAATTATATTTAGCCAATTTAAACGCTACTGAGGACTTAATTATAAATCAGGGTGGTACTTCATCTTCAAAAACATACTCAATCCTTCAATGCTTATTCTCAATTGCCATTCGTGAGCGGTGTGATATTCTGGTTGTTGGTCAATCAATACCCAATCTAAAGGTAGGTGCGTTAAAAGATGCCATTGACATAGTGGCAAACTCTGAGCAGTTGCAACAGTTGGTTGTGTCATTCAACAAGACAGATAGGATATACGACTTTGTTTCAGGCAGCACAATGCACTTCAAATCGTTTCAGGACTTTCAAGATGCTAAATCAGGTAAAAGGGATTACACATTCTTTAACGAGGTGAATGGTATTCCTAAACCTATCTTTGATGAAATCTATTTGAGAACCCGTAAGCGGACATGGGTAGATTACAACCCGAATGAGGAGTTTTGGATTCACGACTACATAGGCAAAGATGGTGTGAAGTTTCTACGTACATGGCACGAGCATAATCCATTTCTATCTCAAAAGATTAGAGACAAGATCGAAGCACTCAAAGATGAGGATGAGGATTTGTGGAAGGTTTATGCACGAGGTATGACCGGAAAGATTGAGGGCTTGGTATTCCGTAAATGGAAACAAGGCAACGATATACCAGAAGGTGCTGAGTACATCGGTTCAGGTTTAGACTTTGGATTTACGAATGACCCATCAGCAAGTGTGGACGTATTCAAATCAGATGGCAACCTTTACGTTAAAGAATCACTATACCGATCAGGACTAACCAACCAAGACTTATACAAAGAACTGGATAAATCGAATAGATACATTTGCGACAGTGCAGAGCCAAAGTCTATTGAAGAACTCAGACGAATGGGATTGAAAGTTGAACCCGCCATGAAGGGTAAAGATTCCATCACAGCCTCAATTGATATCCTCAAACGCTTTAACATTTATTTGATTGGTGAGAATTTAACCAAAGAGTTTAAGTCTTACAAATGGAAAACAGACCGCAAGACGAACACACCAACAAACGAGCCTGTAGATTTTATGAATCACCTTATCGATGCGCTCCGATATGTAGCACTGAACAAGCTGAAAGAAAAGTCTAATCATAAATTTGTTTTCAAACAACTTTAAAAACACCGCAAAAACATTAACCAAATACCTTTATAAGTATGTTGCCTAAGAACTGGAACGATATAACAATAGAGCAGTATGTTGCTGTTTACAAGACTTTGAGCGAAGACCCAAAGGATGCAGAAGCGCAATTGAACCTACTCGTTAAACGGGTTTGCTTACTGACGAATCAAGAGCCTGACTGGGTAGAAGATAACTGCACGATGCAAGACCTTGCCAGTATGCAAGACTTTCTTAAATCTGATTTGCCTTTGAAGTTAATTAAGGACTTCCGGTTTGAAGGTAGAAGATATAAAGTAGATATTGATCCAACGAAATACGATGCGGGTAGGTACATGTCAGTTATGAATCAATTGAAAGATTCAAAGATTGAGAATTTACACAAAGTTATATTTCAGGTTTGCCGTGAGGTTGATTGGAAGGGCAAGACAATCGAGATAGATTTGAAAGAGCTTCCGGCAAGGATAGAGTCCTTCAAACAATTGCCGTTGAAAGTAGCAAATCCAATATCGGTTTTTTTTTGGAATCTCTCAAACAACTTAACGGAAGATACCCTTCAGTATTCAATAAGTCAGATGGAGAAAGCGAAGAAGGCTTTGCAAACGGAAATAGATTGTTTGAACGATTCGGCTGGATAGTTACACTGGATCAGATGGCAGGAGGGGATGAAACAAAGTACTCATATTATGAAGGGCTTAATGTGATTCACTTTTTAAATATGCTCACTTTCAGAATTGAAAAGATTGCAGAAGAAAATAGATTAAACGAATTAGAAAGATTAAAACGTAGATAGGTGTCAGAAGTTTTAGGTATATCAGATGAGGCTTTTAAGAAGGCTGCGGGTAAAACCTTCAGTGACTTAGTAGAAGATTGGGGTAATATTGCTATGAAGGATTTGAGAGAATCACTACAAAGCAAAGTTACTTTAACAACTCAAAAGAGTTTGGAGCAATCTATCATAGCGCAACCGATTGCATTTGATGGCAAGACTTTGAGCGTATCAATAACTGCTTTACCTTATGCCAACTTCCTTAATGAAGGTGTACAGGGTGTTGGAGGTAAAATGAAGGACGGTACAACATGGAGAAACAAAGCGCCTCAATCACCATTTAGATTCAAGCAAGATAAGAAACCGCCTTTATTTAGACAATGGGCAAACTTAGCAAATAAGAATCCATTCGCAGTTCGTGAAACGGTTTGGCGTTCTGGTATCAGAGCAAACCATTTTATTGATGAAGTGGTAAACGGTGAGTTTAAAAAGCAATTTGCAGAGGCACTCAGTAAAATAATGGGCAGGGCAATTGAAGTAGATATAACATTAGATTTTAATAAGAAATAATGGCAAGCGCAATTTCAATCATAGAGGATTTAGTTTCCTTTTCTCCTGTTTACAATAGGCAAGAGATTTCAGTAAACGAAACGGATGCACCTACAAAGGCGCTAACTGGATTTCAGTATATCTTTGATGTGTACATTGAAAACGTTTCATCACCAGCCTATAAAAGATTTGAGGTTGAACCTGATGCTGTTTTAGGTTACGGCACAGTTGATATAAGTAGATATTGTGAGAGTGCTTGTAATTCGGTTCTAGGTATTTACAACGGAACGCTGCCCTTTTACTTAGGAGCAAGATCAACAGGTGAACAGTCAATTATTAAAGTCACAGTAAAATACGGATATTCTTATTTGAACTCAGGAGTTTACACAGTGGTTGCCGACACCGTAACGGGTTCAGCGAAATATCTTTTTCAAGGTTCACTCACTGAGCAGGAGTTAATGGGGTGGACTCCGAACGATTATATTTGCAACATTGCCAACGGTTTGAACGGTCAGTTTTTGACTGATATGAAAACCAAAGAAGTATCAATTAATAACATTGGATATACAACTATCCTAACAGACACACCTACTGATATAGACAGCTTGGCAGTATTGACTTACGATTCTACTGGCACGTTAATACAAACAGTTGTTAAATCAATTTCAGTTGCTCAGAACTTAACGAGTTCGAGAATGTACGTTGTTGCTACTGCACCTGAGACTTTGAATAATATGACAGGGGTTTTTGTTTCAGGAGCGCAGCCTATTATAACTTCAAGCGTTTCGTATTACACAGTGCAATTAGTAAACTCTGGAGGCACAGAAGCGAGTGAGATAATTCGGTTTAACCTTGTTGAGCCATGCAGATACGACCAAAGACGTATTCACTTTGCAAATAGATTTGGCGGGTTCGATGCTTTCAACTTTAACGCACGTTCACAACAAAAGAGAGAGGTTGAACGCAAAGGATATAAATACGATAAGTACCCAGTAACCGCAGGAGGAATAAGCAGACAGTACCAAGATCAATCACAAGTGACCACGTTTGTGAAAACTCAAGATACTTTAATTGTAAGATCGAATCCTTTGACAACTGAGGAAAACGAATGGCTTAAACAGTTGGTTGAATCACCTGAAATTTATTTAGAGTTCACTGACCCAACAGGGGCGCAGAATTATCTAGCATACGAAAAGGTTAACGCAACCACATGGACTGAAAAGGAAGCGAGTATTGATAAAATATTCATTCTCGAATTAGAATTAAAATTAAGTCAAGCAAACTTTAGACAGCGTAGATAATGGCAGTTGAAAGACTTTATATTGAAAATACTTATATCCCTTTATCACAAGGGTTGAATCCGTCTATCAATAAAGCGATAACGGATATATCAGACCCTGCAACCAGAAAGGCTGCATATTCTAAAACTGTCTCAATACCACGTTCAAAAGAAGCTGACAAAATATTCAGCCACTATTTTGAGTTTAACTCAATCAACAGAACTTTCAACGTAAACGCTAAGGCGGCTGTACGTTACGAGGTGGATTCAGAGGTGATTATAAATGGCTACCTGAAACTTAACGAAATTAAGGTAAATGATTTTCAGGACATCACCTATGACTGCACCATGTATTCTGAGGTTGCGGATTTCTTTGCAGACATAAAGGAACTTTATTTAGTAGACCTTTACACAAGCGGAGTAGGAACTTACAACGAGGGCTTTGATAAATTCGATCACCAATTAACTAAAGAGATTCAGCAGAAATCTTGGGAGACTGAGATTTGGTACGATGGTGCATTTATTCCTTTTGACTTTGGTACGGGTTATGTATATCCGTTAATAGATTACGGGTTGAGTTCAAACAGTTTAGACTTTACATTTACTCAGATTGGATGCGCTTTGTACGTACGTGAGATTCTAAAGAAAATCATTTACAGAACGGGTAGAACTTACACAAGCACATGGATTGATGGCAACGTATGTGAGCATTTGATAATTCCATCTTCACCAGATTGCTATCAATTGACATCTGCTGAAATAGCGACTAGAGAATTTGCAGCAAACACACCAGAGTTTACAAGTACAGGAACAAGCACAAGCGCAAACCTACCAAACAATACTTATTCAAGTTCTGATAAGGTTATTTTCACAAACGAGTTATTCGACACGGGATTGAATTACGATCCAGTTACAGGTGAATGGACTTGCATCAGTACAGGCGTTTACGACATTAACGCCTTATTAGATATTAACGCAACGTTCACACCTTCCACAGGCGCTAACGTAAAAACACGCTGCGAGGTTGATGGGTTTGCAGAGTTATTCCACACACCTATATCTACAGGTACGGCTGTAATGATTGCGCAGAATCCTTTTTACTTATCTAAAGACGATGCCACTTTTTATTCAGGTGCAAGGTCAACGAGTTCAACACCTACTTATCCAGACGACGACTATCTAAACGCAAAGCATTGGAGCGTATTCCCTAACGACACATCTTTAACAGGGCGTGTTGCTGAACCGCCTGACCGTTATCAATTAGGAGCAACAGCAATACCTTTGAACGCTGGTGATATTATCCACGTAGGTATTCGTGCAGGGCTTTACAAAAAAACGGGAGTCACAAGTTTTGGAACTACACACTTTGTAGACAACTTAGGTACTACTTATTCAGGTACGGCAACGATCACATGTGCAGTAGGATCATTTTATAACAAGGTCTCAAACACTCAATTGCAAGAAGGTAACACATTGACAATGGATAAGGTTCTACCATCTCAGATAAAGCAGATGGATTTCGTTACAAGCATTTGCAAGAAGTTTAACTTATGGATTGACATTGACCCTAATAACCCTTACAACTTAATTATCGAGCCGAGAGATTCTTATTTGGGTGGTACGGTTAAAAACATTCACGAGTTAATTGATCGGTTAAAAGATATGGTTCAGTTTCCAATGGCCTCACTGGATGCTAAGACTTTCTATTTTGCAGATAAACCAGATAACGATTATTGGAATAAGAAGTATGAGAATGACTGGCAGTCTATTTACGGTGATAGAACGGTAGAAGTAGATTCCGAGTTTTTAAGCGGTGTTAAAAAGATTGAGACTATTTTCTCACCAACTACAATGGTCGCACAACCAAACTCAGATTTAGTTTTACCAACTATTGAACAGTTCGATCAAACAGGACAACCGATAATCACAAAGTACAATATAAGACTACTTTATTATGCGGGGTTAAAACCAACGGCATACGGATGGAATCACATTAACTATATCCTTTCTTGGCCTTATCTTCCGTTAGTAGATACATACGTTGAATATCCATACGCAGGACATTGGGATGACCCTTATACACCAACCTTAGATATAAATTGGGGCTTGGCTAAGGAGGTTTATTATGATGATAATTTGCATGACATAGTAGCAACCAACAACAACCTAGTGAATAAATACTACGGTAAGCATTTGAGAGAGATTACAGACGAGGACAGCCGAATAGTTAAAGCATACGTTCACCTTAGACCT